AACCATGCGGTGCCGACCTTCACGGGCTTGCTGCCACGGTCGAATCCGGTCACCGGGTCTTTGCCTGCCCCAGCGCGCAGTACCTCAGCGGAGTAGGGCGTGCGGAACATCCGGAAGACCTCGTCGTTCACCGACTTGCTGAAATAGCCGAGCACGTAGCGGTCGCCGAGGTCGACGACGGTGTCCCCCGGTTGCGCGACGGATCCGCGGCGAGCTTGCAGAATCTTCGCGACCGGGCCGAACGCCACGGTGCCGCTAGTGCCGGCCTTCGGCAGACTGACGATGCCCCAGATCTTGGCATTGCCGCGCGTCGTATTGACGACGACGCGTGTGAGTTGCGGGAAGCCGTTCATGCGTTTGTCACCGGGTCAGTTGGGACAGCGATCACCAGCAGCGTCGGGTACGTGATGCTGGTGGTTGAGTTCACGCCGTTGAGGGCGGTCTTCATCTGCGCCGTCAGGTCGTCGCGCAGCTGCGCGAAGTTGACGGTTGCGAATCGACTAAACGTCGCGTTCTCGTACTGCCGCGCCTGGAACACGCGTAGCTGGAGCGAGGGCAGCGCGTCGAGCGCGGCGCGCAGCGCGAGCGCGCGGTTCGCCTGCTGACGCCGCTGGCCGGTCGTGGTGAAGGCGTTCGAGAACGCGTCCCCGTTGTCGGCCAGCAGGTCGTAGTAGGCGGGGACCAGCTCGATGTCGTCGTCAGGCAGCTCGTCCGCAGACACCCCGAGGAGGCCGCGCACGGTGTCCTCAGAGGCCTCGATAGGCAGGAATGGGTGCAGGCTGTACGCCGCCCGCTGTTGGCGGCTTTGCCCGCCCGCGATGTACGAGAGAGTCACGAACCGGGACTCGGTCTCCCCCGCAATCTGGTTTGCGCCGGCCGGCACGGAGATCGACGCGGTCGTCCCCGGCACGGTGAGCGGCTGATGGTCCAAGCCAGCGATGATCTGCCCGCTCTGGTCGCGCACGCTGAAGGTGACTGTGCCATCGTCGGGCTGCGCGGGGACGCCGCCGACGATGATCTCGATGTCGAAGGTGAGGTCTTCACCAGCTTGGAACCAGTTCATGGTCGTCCTTATTCAGCAGCCTGCTTTTTGGCGCTGGTCTTCTTCGCCGGCACGGGGGCGGCTTCGCCCTCGACAGCTTCGAAGGTCGCGAGGAACGACTGGACCGCGAGGTCGATGTCGCCGTCCGAGTCCTTCCAATGCTTCGCGAAGGCTTCGTCGGTGGCGGCGTCGGGCACTTCGGTGACGATCTTGACTTGCTCGATCGCGAGGCGCGCGGTGACGAACGAGGTCTTCTTGACGACGGACGGACGATGCGCGGAGATGAGATCGCCGCTCAAGCCGTCGAGCAGCTGGAATGCGCCAGTGGTGTGTGCGATGACTTTCATGTTTGTGTTCGATGTGGTCATGAAAAAAGCCCGCCCGTGAGGGCGGGCTTTTCGGGGTCAGCCAGCTCGACTTACTGCGTCGTGTCGAGAACCTGACGCGTGTCGCCGAACGCGAGCTTGTAGCCCGTGTTTTCGGTACGCACGTAGGTGATGGACTGGTTGACGATCGAGCGCTCGTTTTCCGAGATGTTCGAACCAGCTTCGACCAGCTCTTCCAGCGTTTCGCCCTTCGTGAAACCGACCAGCTGGCCTTCCGGCACGCCGCTCGACAGCGCGAAGTTCACCGATTGGTTCAGGATCGGCAGGTTGGTGTTGACCTTCGGCGTACCTTGCGCGACCAGCGCTTGGATGTCCGTCGTCGTGCCCAGGCCCACGACCGGTTGGAACATGAACAGCAGTTCCACGAACATGTCGTAGTTGCCCACGAGCGTGTCGATCGGGTAGCCGGCCTTCGCGCGGGCCATCAGCCACTTGGCGAGTGCCTTGTAGTTGGTCGAGAACGCCTTCGAAGCGTCGCCGCCGAAGTCGGAGACCTTGACCACCGGGGCTGCGCCGTTGACGCCGTCGCCGTTGATCAGGATGCCGGTTGCGGCGCGGACCTTCGAGATCTCCAGCTCGCGACCGACACGCGACGCGAACGGCGTCATGATGTCGAGCGATGCGCGGCGGTTGAACTCGTACGAGGTACGGTAGCCCGAGCCGTGCTTGAAGATGCCGACCGATTGCTGCGACGTGCGGATCGTGCGAACCGGCACACGGCCGAATTCACCGACCGAGTACGTGCCGCGCTCGTCCGAGTCATCGTCGACGAACGTCGAGATCTGCTCCGTGCCGTTGATCGTGCGCGACTGCGCGAGCAGCGGGCCGACCGATTCCAGCTGGTCTTGACGGTTGCGCCAGCGCAGCACGTCGTCCATCACTTCCGGGAACATCGCACGCGTACCCGGATAGGTCTGGAAAGTCTCGCTCGCGGCTTGCAGCAGCACGCCGTTTTCGAGGTCTTGCTTGACCGGCAGGTTGAGGAACGACAGCGCTGCTTCGTAGCCGTTCAGGCCTTCGTAGCGTGCCGGTTCCGCAGCTTTGCGCGGGTCGATGGCGAGCGTGAGGTAGTCACGCAGGTTGAGGCCAACGTCGGCAGCGAGGCGCACGAGGCGCTTGCCTGCGTCGGCCGACTTTCCTTGGTCGCCTGCGTCGGCGGGACGCAGATTGCTCAGCACCGCTTCCGGCGCTTCGCGCTTGATGTCAATCAAATCGGGCATGTTTTGATCCGAGTAGTTGTGTTTTGAACCCGCTGATCGCCCCGGTGGTGGGCGGGACGATCAGCTTTTTACAGTCGCAATCAGCTCTGGTGGTGGTCAGAGCTGACGCGCTTACGCCTTGATCGCGACTGCGTTGCCGTTCGCGCGGATTTCGACTACCACGAGGTTCGACAGAACGCCCGCACCAGCCTTCTTCACGGAGCCAGCGGTCGTCGAACCGACGATGCTGTCACCGGGGGCGAGCACTTCGCCTGCCTTCACCGGGTAGTCGAGACCACCTTGGATCGAGACCGTACCGATGTTGATGCCTTCCTGGACGCGGATTTCGACCACTTCCAGACGACCAATGATCCGATCGCCGTCGCCAGCCAGCTTCACCGTGTTCGCTGCACTCGCGTCGAGAGCTACAGCCTTGCCTTGGTCGGCAACAGTGATACCAGCGGCGAGCAGGAACGGGTATTGGAAGTCGTCGTGGTACATCCCACGAAGCGATACGCCATTACCAATTACGTTGCTCATTGTTTCCTCTCGGTTTGCGAGTGATTAACGACGCGGTGCGGCCTTGAACGCCGAGGACGGCGCTGCACTGCCATGCGTCACATCGCCAGCGCCGTTCGCGCGGCCACCGTTTCCGGCACCGGCTTGCAGCGCAGCGACTTGGGTTTCCGCCGTTGCGAGCTTGGCCGTGACTTCAGCCAGCTGTGCTTCGATGGATTCTTTCGAGGCGGTCAGCTCGGTGACCTTGCCTTCGGTTTCGCTAAGCTTGGCCGTCGCTTCTTTCAGCTCCGTGCCTTCCTTCAGCTTCACGATTTCAGCGTCCTTTGCTTCGATCGAGGCGGTCAGGGTCGCGATCTGCGCGTCCTTGGCACCGAGAGCAACGTTGTGATGTTTCGCATCGGCCTTCAACTCGGCCATTTGCTCGATCATCTCTTTCAATTCCTTGTCCATCTTCAGGCTCCGAGGTTTGTCTGTGGTGGTGGCAATCAACAGCTTCTGCTCGGGTGCAACGCCCGAAGCTGCCAGTCGGTCGTATTGCTCTTGGCCGAGTCGCTGCTTCGTGCGACCCAGAATCTTTGCGTTGTTCGCTGCGCCCTTCGAGACGAGCGACGTTTCCGTCCAGCGGTCGAGGCCGACAAGATTCAGGTGGACGCCGTCGACGCCGAGGGTGTGCCCGTTGGCGCACGTGCGATCCCAGAAGTTGTCTGCGGTCGCATCCGCGCTCATGTAGTCCCAGCTGCACTGCGAGCAGTTCAGATGCTGGGCGACGACGCCGACGCTGACTTCGTCGATGATTCCCTGATCGAGCTTCGAGGCGTTCTCGTCGTCTTTCGGCAGGTAGAACATCGCGACCAGCTCGGTCGACCCGTCGCCGAGCGTGGAGGGCATGACCTGCGCGTAGAAGAAGCGGCCGATCGGCAACTCGTTGCCCATCGGATGCAACGTCTGGAGGGGGATGAAGCCGCCACTGTTGAGGTAGGTGGCCATCTGGTTGAGCGTATCGACGCTCACCACGCCCTTGTCGAAAATTGAACCGGGCTTCGAGAGCGGGCGCGTGTTGAGCACCGACGCCTCGAACACTAGGATCGAGTTGAGATCGACCTGCTCTCCACCGTTGTTCTGCTGGATGAGGCTTTGGATCCGCGGTGTAATGACTACGCTCTTCGGCATGACGTTGGTGCGCTGGAGACCGCCCGGTTAAAGTAGCCCGTATTATTTCGACGGGCTAATCAAGAGTCAAAGAGTTTTTATGGCTTGACGCCGTTGCTCTTCGCGCCGTTCGATCCTTGCGGCGCGATTGACTTTCCGAGCGGGTCTGAGTTCGGGCTGACCTTCTTCGCGTTGGGCGTCGGGCTGTCCTGACTCGTCTTGCTGTTAGACGTGCTCTGGTCCGTGTTGCTGGCCGCAGCTGCATCGAGTGCTGCCTGTGCCTGCACGTTCGTCCCCGGCATAAAGTTCGTGCCGCTCAGCTGAACCGCGCCGTCCGCGCTCAAGCGCCCATACATCTCAAGGCAATACTCGTCGTCGGTGATGATGCCGAGCGAGAGGTCAGCCTTCAGGCGTGCTTGACGCATCGTGAGCTGCGGCTCGAGTTCGGTCAGCGGGCGCAGCTCGACCGGCTTGAACTTCACACGCACGCGCGACTGCGACCCTTGCAGGCGGATAGCCAGCGTCAGCATGTCCGAGAAGAGGTCGGCGATCGGCTGATTCAGCTCTTCGGCGATCATGCTGAAGATGCGCGCCTCGACGGAGGCTGTGTTCACGCCCGCGTTGCCGCGACCGATGATCGTGCCCATGATCCGCAGGCCCGCCTGGTTCTGCGCGTTGAGCGTGTCGATGATCTTCGAGATGTCCAGCGCCATGCCGGGGTTCTTGTCGTTGATCATCGAGATCTCAGCGGCGTCCGTGTGGACGAACGCTTGGTCCGGACGGATGCCGGCGATCTGTGAGCTGAGCGAGCCGAGAACCTGCTGGACGTACTCCCTGAGTTTGTCGGGGTCGTTCCTGATTTCGAGCGGCGCGTTCTTCGTGACGACCTCCTCGACCACCTTCACTTCCATGCGCGGGTAGCCGGTCAGCTGCATGATCCGGTACAGGTCGTTGATGACCTGCTGGCGCGCGGCGATCGTGTTGATCGTCGAGACGAAGGGCGAATAGGTGTAGAGCGAGGTCGGGTCGCGGCGGAAGAACTTCACGAAGAACGTCGGGATGCTGAGGTCGATCTCCTTGCCGTCGCTCGTCTTCTGGATCGGGTTCTTGACGCCGGGTTGCGTCTCCTTCCAGTTGAGCGTCGTCGGGTCGATGATCCGGAACTCCTGCGGCGTGAACGTCTTCGAGAGCACCAGTTCGACCGGCAGCGATCCGCTTGCGAGCAGCATGTAGCGGAAGTTCTCGGCCAGCTCCTTCCACGAGGGGCGGAAGTCGAAGCCCTTCGTATAGTCGAAGCGCGTGTCGTACGCTTCCATCACCTGATTCAGAATCTGCTGGGCCTGCCGGTCGATCATGCCGTTCGTGTCGTAGGCAATCGCGACCATCTCGGTGTTCGACACCGTCAGGTACGCGTTGACCGCCGCCGACATATCCGGATCCTGCTGAAACAGGCTCTTGATCAGCGCGCGCGAGTCACTTGACGTGCGCGTGGAGAAGATGTCGGTCAGGTGGTCCCGATAGGCCGGCATCGACAGAATCTGGTCTGGCGAGGAGGGACTAAACGTCCCCGGCATCGACGAGCCTTTACCGGCGCTGCGCGTGCGCGGCAGGATGACGGCCAGCATTGAGCCGATCGCCCCGCCGACGCCCTTAGAAGAAGATGAGGTTGTTTGGGGCTTGGCCATAGATCTGTTTCTTCGTGGTGGTGGAGTTCTGAACCAGTCCAGCGGTCTTGTTCATGCCCATGTCAGCGCCGACGACGGAGATGACATTGCGATGTTCGGTGTTGAACAGGTGCGAAGCGTTGGTCGTGTGCAGTTTCACAGCACTCAACATGAAGCCGATTGCGTGGAAGTAGTGGTCGTTGCCGTTCAACTTCTTCCACTCAGCTTCTTGTTCCGGTTCCTCGTTACGAACCATGTCCTTCAGGTGCTCGAAGATCACGGCCTTTTGCGTGCCGTAGCCCGAGCACCGGATCTTGCGGAGGCGGAAGACGCGCGCGACCTCGTCGAGCAGGATCGTGCGGTTCGTCTGCATGTAAAGCACTTCGCCCGCCGCGTCCTTGATCAGATTCACTTCCTTCTGACCGCGGTACTCGTTCGGCAGCAGCCGACCGTGCGTGAGGTCGCGCGCGGCCTCGATCGTCGGCGTGTACGGGTGGCGGTCGCCCGAGCCGGCGACGACGCGGTACTCGGCGATGATTCGCTGGACCTCTTCGGCGAGGCGCGAGGCGGGCACGGCCAGGAATTCACGGATCTCGATCGAGTTCACGTCGTAGCCTTGGCCGACGACGATGTGACAGGTCTGGCCCATGTCGATGCCGAGCCACGCCGGCACGCCGGGGATCGGCGGGCGCTTGAGCGCGTCGCCAGTGAACGCCGGCTCGATGTCGGCGTCGGTCAGGCGCTGGTCGCCGCCTGTGTACGAGCGCCCGAGCACGGTGTTGTACCAGCCGCGAATGAAGTTCAGGCGCTTGTACTTGAGCAGCTGCTCGATGATGTACTTCGGTCCCAGACGTTCAGTTGAGAAAGGCCGCACTCGGTAGCCGCGAAAATCCTTGCGGCGCGGGTACTTCGCGACCCATTCGCGCCGCTCGTGGTCGCCGAGGTTGAGCGCCCCGCCGCAGTGCTCGCAATGGAGGCTGCACGTGTCGAGGTCGATCAGGCCCGAGTCGATCATCGACAGCTCGATCTCCTCGAACGGCTTGTCTTCGGGCAGACCGGGGATCCGCACGAAGGGCCGCTCGAAGTCCGGAACCTGCCAGTGGTTGCAGTGGGAGCACTTGAGCATGTACTCCATCTGGTCCGTGATCTTGAACGACTGGTCGATGCCGAAGTCGGTGTGCGTCGGCGTCGAGAAGCGGTGGCCGATTCGGTAGTCCGAGCCTTGCAGGCGCGAGCTGAAGAGGGCGAGCATCGCCTGATCGGTCAGGTCCACTTCGTCGTTCACGACCATGTCGGCCGAGATCGAGGTCGCCGCGCCTTCACCGGCAGCGGTGATGTACATGAAGCTCTTGCCGACCTGGATGATTTCGTTCGTGCGCGTGGGCTTCGTGTTGCCGATCGACTCCAGATTGAAGACCTTCTCTTCGTCGACGATCGGGCGAATACGGCCCTTGGCGATCCGCTCCATCATCTTCTCGTCGGGCAGCGTGTAGATGACCGACACGCCGCGCGCGCGGGCGATGAACGCCAGCGTCTTGCGGATCTGAAGCTCGGTGAGGCCCACCTGAGACGGCTTGATGCAATCGAGCGACGGACTCATGTCGTCGGCAATTGCGCGCTGGAAAGGGTAGCGCTTGAAGCTGAACTTCTTATCGTTCAGGTGCGTATTCGTACACATCCACTCCCCATAGGTCATCGACGCCCGGTCGGTTGACCAGCGATTCGCCGCGCGATCGAGGAGTTGCTGTAGGTACTGATTACTCATGAGTGGGCCTAAGAAACAGGCGCTATTCTCACTGAGCGGTGCGCGCAACACAAAGAAAACCTGTATGTGCGCAATCAGACGATAGAAAACGATCTTTATCTGATAATCGCGTCGATTTTCGTTTTTATGTGAAGAAGGACACTATATTCTTGCACTCCTCTGACCACCACAGAAAAGCCATGAGCGACTTTCACTATCCCCACATCGACGAACTCGTCGGCTGGGCCTTGCACACCGTCATCACTCTGGCCAGTGAGGACAGCGAATATCTGAAAGATCCGCAGTGCCCGTACGACGACAAGATCAAGCGCGTCATTAACGATGTCATCTCCTTCCGACAGGGTTGGCAGAAGCCGCTGGCCGAGTCGACTGAAGAGAAGAAGCCCTCAACTCCGATTTCTGAGGATGAGATTGATTCAACGCTGGCTGTTGACCTCTATACGGTCTTCAGCGAGCTGAAGAGCTACGGTAAGACCATCGGCGCGTCGGATCAGTCCGAGCGCATGGCCTACTTCCGTACTGCGACCAGTTTGCTTGAACGACTGGTCAATGCTCGCGAGCGCGCGCTGGGAGTCAAGCAGATCAAGGACTTCCAAGACACCGTGCTCGCGATCATGGAAGACACTCTGTCGATTGACCAGCGTACAGAGGTCATGGAAAGACTCCGAAGCGCCATCACCCGCTCAGCTGCCACTGAGGATGATGCTTCGATCACCACCACAGATGAGAACGCATGAAAATCGAACGCCAACCAGTGTTTGCGCTGACCGCGCCACGGTATTACGCCGCTGGCCTGCCGGTCATCCCGCTGTATCCGATGGAAAAGAAGCCGGTCCCGAATGACTGGTCGCGTTACTTCGATCACCCGGTCGAGCCTGAACAGCAGAGCGCGTGGATCGAGCAGTGCCGCGATGGGAACATCGGCATCGTGCTCGGGCCGCAGTCGGGCATCGTCATGATGGACATCGACACGGACGACCTGCGCTTGATCAACGTGATCGAGCAGATGTTGCCGCCGTCGCCGTGGAAACGTATCGGGAAGAAGGGCTTCATGCTGGCCTATCGCTTCTCGGGCCTGAAGACGTTCCGGATCAAGAACACCAGCGGTGAGACGATCTGCGAAATGCTGTCGGCACGTACGCAGTCCGTGCTGCCGCCGTCGATCCACCCTGATACGAAGATGCCGTATCAGGCGAACTGCGAGCTGGTCGACGTTCATAAGAACCTCGTCCCGCTCGACGACAACATCGAGGCGCTGCTGCGCGCGGCGCTCACCGAGGCCGGTGTCGAGCTGTCGCACAGCGGTTGGACGCGCGTGGTTGACTACGCGTCGGCCGGCTCGCGCGACACGTCGCTGACCGAGCGCGCGGGACTCTTCGCGTACGCGGTTCTGCGCGGAGACCGCACGGTTAAAGAGGCCATCGGGATGCTTCAGGCATACGCGGCCGACTTCGTCGAGAACGTCGCGGGCGACCCGATCGACGTGGACAAGCACGTCTCGAACATGCTGAAGTTCCTCCAGCGCGACGTGTTCGAGAAGCAGAAGGTGCTGCCGACTGGCTGGGACGAAGGCCTGACGGCAGAAGAGAAGGAGCGCTGGGGACTCGACTTCACGAAGGAGCAGGAAGAGTGGAAGTTTGAAGACCTGAAGACGTTCCTGATCGACGAATTCGAGCGCTTTCCGAAGGACAGCCCGCAGCGCGCGTCGTCAATCGACAAGGCGCTGCACAAGGTGGCGACCACGACGGGGCTGAACAAGCTCGAAGAGGACCGGCTGCTTGAGTTCATCGCGCAGAGCGGTGGTATGGGTGTCAAGGTTTCGAGCCTCAAGGCGCGCATTAAAGAGCTGCGCATGGGGGACATCAAGGGCCAGGACCAGTCGGAGATCGCGCGCGCCGTGATCAAAGACCTGGAGCAGCTGTATGCACTGCGCTGCCATAACGGGTTCGTCTGGAAGTGGGCGGGTTCTCACTGGGCCAAGGTCGAGGACCAGTATGTCATGTCGAAGATCAGCTCGGACTACGGCCATCTCGCCGCGTGCAAGAAGTTCAACGACATCAAGGGCGTCTATCAGGTCATGAAAATGCTGATGACGCAGGGAATCAAGACGCTCGACGTGAAGGGCATCAACTTCGCGAATGGTTTTCTCACCGAAGACCTGAAATTGCTGGCGCACGACCCCGGCTACGGCATGACGTACACGCTGCCGTTCCGCTATTTGCCCGAATTGGCTGGTAAATCGGACCTGTTTTTCGAGTTTCTGCGCAAGAGCTGGGGTGACGACGAAGACTACGTGGACAAGGTCGCCGCGCTCCAGGAAGCCTTCGCGGTGACGCTTTTCGGCCTCGGGCCGCGTTATCAACGTGCGATTTTGCTCCAAGGAGCGCCGAAATCGGGCAAGAGCCAGCTGCTGAAGATCGCGCAGTCGCTCGTGCCAGACTCAGCTCGTTCCGCGGTGCCGCCGAACGAGTGGAGCGACAAGTTTCTGCCGACCCAGATGTTCGAGAAGATCATTAATGTGGCTGGTGAGCTGTCGGAGAAGAAGACTGTCGACGGCCAGCGGTTCAAGGACATTATCGACGGTGCTGAGATGAGCGGCCAGCTCAAGGGTGGGCAGATTTTCCGATTCACGCCGGTCTGCACGCACTGGTTTGCATCGAATCACTACCCGCGCACTGAAGACACGTCCGAGGGTTTCAACCGTCGTTGGCTGGTGCTCCAGTTCAACAAGCCGGTGAAGGCCAGTGAGCGTCGGCTCGATCTCGGTGACACGATCGTGGTCGAGGAGCGTGAAGCTATCGTCGCCTGGGCTGTTCAGTCGATGGTGCGGTTGAAGGCACATAACGAGTTCACGATCCCGGCGTCGCACAAGCA